CCACATACTATAAAGCCAGTCTATCAGAAGAACGCAGAAGTCATAACCCTTTGCCTTGGCCGCTGACGGAATGCAAAGATGGACCTCTATGTCGTGAATGTTTTTGATGATGCACATGGCGCAGGCAAACGGCTCTTCATCATAGCCGACCACATAAAACACGTTCTGCGCATCAATGAAGCCGTAATAGGCTGAGTCGGCGTATCTATCCTGAACAAACGGGTCGTCATACAGCGCCCGGATAAGGTCAGGATTCATGCACAGGTCAACCCTCATACAGCCTGCCAATCAGTTTTGCTGCCGTACTCTGACGATTTGTTGACATAGAGAACACCGCTTGCAAGGTCTAGATAAAGCCGGCTGCTGTTGGCCTCTACCGCGTTATTTGGCGGGCCGTCACCGGTCTTCATTGTAGCATCTGCCACGGCTAATGATAGGTTTTCCATATAGCGAACTGTGCGATCATTGATTCCAGCAATGGCGGCAAGCTCTTTGCGCGGTGGTACGGGGATCGATGGCTTAGGCATTCAGCGCCTCCACGGTCACTTCCAGGCGGGACGGGGTAAAAAGCGATTCATTGGCCACGCGGAACAGCATCGACATTTGCGAGTTTGCCCGACCAATGCGCCGCCACTTGGGAACTTCATCGAAGTCGCCACGCTTGCCAGCCGCCGTCCACCGCTCCTGGCTGTAGGTCACGCCGTTACGGCTGACGCTCAGCGAGATTTGAGGGTCTACACCGACTTGAATGCGCCCTGGAAGCCCGTACAAGGCCACCTCGTGAACGATAATGCCGCGCCCCTCACTGAACCCTAGGGGCGTTGAGAACTCGCGCAGAATGACTTGTCCGTACTCAGTTACAAGCGACTCATCAAGCTTGCCGATTTGCCCGGTCGTCAGGTCACCCACGATCCACTCACCGAAAGCGCGGGTGAAGTCGCGCAGGCGATACGGGCCGCTGCCACTTTTGCGGATATGCCACAAAGGCACGCCAGCAGCGCGACTGCCGTACAGGTCATAGACTAGGGTTTGGTCGGGAAGGTTGATGGTGATGAAGTACTGGCCGCTCAATGAGTAGGCCTGGCACGTCACGCCACTCAGGGTCACCGGGCCGTAGCTCTGAATGACCTTTTCAATCTCATCAGTGGCAATCTTCTGAGCCTGTCCGCCTGCTGCAACGTAAACGCTTGGGGCCTCGCCGCGGCCTGCGCCGACGAAGAACAGCGCGTCCTCTACCTCTACCGCTGCCCTTGTGCCGACCACGCCCTTGGTGATCATTGCGCCAGCCACGCGGGCGAACGGGAACCCTCCGCCGCCAACGTTCTGGAATACTTCAATGGTCTCGGTGCCGCACACATACGGCTCATTGCGCACTTTGACGATGGCAACGTTTGCGTCACCCTCAAACTCAGCAGAGCCAAACGACAACGGGTTGATAACCGTCGGGTCTTGCAGGCCTGAGTTGAAAATAAACTGCTCATCAATGAACAGGAAATAGCCATCAACGTAGATTACGTCAATGGCGCGGGCGAAGTTCGGGTCGGTGATCTGCTCAAGCCCGCCGCCCGCCGTCCAGTAGAACCCCTTCCCATCCGCCACAATGCAGATACGGTCGATGCTCTTCGCAATGCTTACCGGCCCGCTGCCGGGGATGGCACCCAGTAGCTCCGTGACGCCGTTGGAGTAGATGCGGATGAATTGCCCGCCACTAACTTGGTACACCAGCCCATTGAACTCAACCGAGCCGCGTGCTGCACCCTCGCCCATGGCGAACGGAACAACGCCCGGGACTTGGCGCAGGTATGAATTTGACAGGCCATTTTCCATAGCAACCGGGTAGAAGTTGATCGGGTAGCTCTGCCGGTAGTCGGCCCGGTTATTGCTGTAGATACCTGAGACAATGCTGATTTGCGGCATGGTTAATCCTTGGTTTGCGCCGTCCTTGGCGCGTGCTCACTTAAATGAGCGTTTCGACGTGGGTTCGCATTACCGCTTGGCCTACAGTAGCAGCGGCGGTTGTCATTATTTGCTGAGATGTCGATAGTAGCTGTGTCGACGCTGGCATTGAAGCGCCGGTGAACTGGCCCGACGCAACCTGTCCAGTACCACCCACAACTCGCGTCAACTTCCACGATACAACACCGCTGCCACCTACGCTCGACATTTCAAGGCGGTAGATGTTCGCCCCAGGCGCTGTAGGGAAATCAGCACCCAAATCAACGCGAACGGCTCCACCACTCGCGCCATTCTGGATTGTACGGAAAGTACTCTCCGATGGGTCGAAGCAAACCCCAAAGCGGTTCCCGGCATTGCCAAGGGTGGCGTTGGTGAACAGCGCCGCATCCATACCGGCGAAGAACCGGGTGTTGGCATTGACTCCAGAATCGATTGCAAACTGGATGGACACCTCAAACCCGGCAGCCAGACGATGGACCGGCGTACTGCGTAAGCTGGCAGAGGATCCCGCCGCCGCCGCCGCGACGGACGCCGCCTTAAGCACCAAACCATAGGCAGTAGTGCCCAGTGGAACGCCGACTACAACCGGGGCTACAGTAAACGCCGAGCCGACTACCGTTGAAGTGCCCAGGTTGTTACCGTGGTAGTCGATTGAGTTTACGCGCGCATGCAATCTACGCTGCAACCGGGCCAATGCGCTATCAATCTGCGACTGTACGTTAGCCGTAACGCCTGACAGCTGCTGTACCTCAACTGGTGTAACGCCAGACAGGACATCCACCTTGCCGTTTGAGTTGGACGCCAGAACGCTGAAAGGGGTCAGGTCGTTTTGGGTGATTGAGTAGGCAGCGCCGGAGATTTTGTCCTGCTTGGTGTCATTCAGCACCTTGCCTTGACGGGCAGACAGCACGCTTTGGTCAGAGTCCGTTGTGAGGTCGTCAGTAATGGCCTCTAGAGCTGCGATATCACCAATCAGCACACGTCGAGCACCATCGCTGGCAGGCGTCGCAACCGCCCCAACCTGAGCCGCTGTGTAGTCGCCAGCCTGAGGGACAATGACGCTACCAACTCGGCCATTGAACGATACTTCACTAGCAGCCGCGCTGCCACCGTATACCCAATTGCCGGACACAGACGGGGCTAGATTTTCCTCTAAGTAGTGCTTGCTGCTAGTGTCAATCTCGATAACGATCAGGAATTTATTGGAAACAGGCAGGGCAAGACGTGCGGCCTGATCGGCGACAACCTTGACCTCGACATTGTCGGTCGCTGGCAGAAGAGATGCAGGAATCCGCCCGCTTTCATCAACTGCAACAACGTTGCGATCAGCGAAGCCACGAGTGGTTAGCGCCGTGAAGGGCTTAAGCGAGTTATCGCCACCGCGCACGGAAAGCAGTGTCCCGTCGCTTTTGATAATGCTCAGCGTCCTGATATTCCCAGTGCGAACGCGGTACAGGAACTTATCGAAGATCAACTCATCGCCCACTGCAAGCGAAACGGACTTCTTGCGGCGAAACACTGCATTGTTCAGGGTGTTGAATAGCTCCAGTGACACCTCACCCGTGTACGCCTCGGCGGCCACAGCACGGAATGCGTAGACGGTTGAGTTTGAGGGTGCGCTGTATGTCGTAGTGCACGGAACGGACGTACCGACGGCAATACTCTCGCCGTTGTCGTAGAAAAAGCCAGACGCGGGCGATTCGACTAAGACTGACGCCTGGCCTACAGATTGTCCATTTTCGCTAGTGGACTGCCAGACAGGCGTGTAGAACACGCTCGATTCCAGATTCTGGAATACCACTTCCTCGCCGCTCGAAGAGACGCTATGGGCTTTCTCCAGATATACAGTATTAAGGGCCGCGGTAAGGCTGCCATTAACTGTAAATTCCCCGGCATCCGCTGACGTAATCAGCACTTCCGGGGACACGTCCGTCTTCCATAGCTCAAGCGCGCCTGTGCCTGCGTTTACGCGGTTCTCAAAGCCCTCGGGCAGAGTTGCATCAACACCGTTAACGCCATTGGCGCCATTGACGCCGTTAGCGCCATCCTGACCTGCCGGACCTGCCGGACCAGCGGGACCAGCTGGACCAGCG